CCATCAATGAGCATACCAAGGTCATTAAAGGTAATGCTGTGGTCCTTATAGGCCATCAACGGTACACCACCCTCAATACCTACCTTAGAAACCTTTGTAGCGTCCTCTGAGCCCTCTTCCGCGTCTCCCTGTTGGTACGATAGGTAAACATCGTCCGTGCCCTTCATGGACAAGCCAACGCGGTTTCCTGTTGACTTGCTGTATGTGGATAGCCTAAAGTCACCGTTGTCATCCATGAAGAAGTTATTGACGAAGTCAATGTTGTCCCCCGTGTGTTGGAATAAGGTCTGGGGAGCTGTTGTTACATAAGGGGTAATGTTACGGCCCCTGAGGTAAGTACGGAACAGTTGTTCATAACCGTACCCATAGTCATTTAATCGGCCGTTACCAGTTCCTGACACACTGGACTTTAGGAAGGTCTTACCTTGATAGGTCTGTTCAAGGTTACCATCTCCATCACGCCAGTTATAGGTCTGACTAGGGAACAGGGTTAATGTTTCAAAAGCGGAAGTAGAAAGGTCACCATCTTCCGGGTCCCCTGAAACCTTATCTGTAGGGGCCAGCTCAAAGGACACGTCCGTGGACTTGTAGATGTTAATAACGATTGGGCTCTTCTTATCCTTATCAAGGAACCCGATGAGCACGGTGTCACCTACATTGACGGGCACCGTTTGCCCATATGTATCTCCGTTACTAAACTGTCCACCAAAGGATACAGGGAGCTGTGCGGAGAACTTACCCTGTGAGTCAGCATCCTTCATAAGGCGCTCTGTATAGCGTATCGTAACAACGTCTACTGTATTGTAGATGAAGTTAACCTTGACCACTCGGGCCATAATAAGGGAATCTGCCTGTTCCTTATAGACTTCCGCTACACGGCCTAGGCTAGATTGTAACTTTGTTCCTAATTCGAGTTGTCGATTCCATTTGTTCGGTAGTACCATGCGTAGTCCCCTCCATTAAGTTTTGGTAACCTTCGTAGGGTCCCGTTGAATTTTGTTAGGTCAGCACTAGGTTCTTTCTCACCAAACTCGTTAATAGCCCATAGGTGTCGAGTAGATAGGCCATTTTCTAGCGCTGTGTTGACCATAGTGTAGAACGCACCGTCCCCGATGTAGATACCGACACTGGAGTTCCGGTGGAAGTCATCAAACAGAAGAATATCTCCGGGTAGGGCTTCTGATAGAATTTCTATTTTCCGGATAGCACCGTCTGATGCCGTTGTGTTAGACACTACCGTATCGAGCAGGTCGCTATAGACAATTGTATGCTCGGCATCATTCACATCAGGAACCTTTAGGTCACTAAGTCCGGTCGTGTATAGGAACCAACTAGCTAGGTGGAAGTCATCCGTCTTTGGTCGGGCCTGATTGAAGAGACTCTGTTCCGCGCGTCCAGAATTGAACTTATAGCGTGCTCCTGAATTTGATACAACAGCTAGGGCCTGTTCAATAGCTAGAGCCATATCTGATAGTGACAACCCTACCCCATAGTAAGTTGGGGCTGGTGTATTTACTGCATCGTGTACTTCATCTGCCATAGTACGCTCCTTTCTTAGTATCTATATTTTAACACATTTTCGGGCATGTTTTGCCCCTTCAGGCGGATAATATAGAGAGCAAAAAGAAAAAGACCGGTTAGGGTCTTTTGTTGGTTACTTGTTTGGAAAACGTAAGAAGGCGGATACCGCGCTCTTATTTACGACCCGTGTGTGATACTTGTATGCGTACTGGGTACCATAGTTGTACTCTTCAAGGTAGATATCATCTCCCTTTACACCGGCAACATAGGCTACGTGACCATAAGCGCCAGGTGCTTGTACTGCATTGAACCATGCTACGTCACCTATTTGTGGCTTGCTTTGTCCTGATAACCCAGAGTTTGCTGGCCATTGAATAGCATTACCAAGTCCAGTGAATCCAGACTTTCCCATCTGGCTAAGCCTCCAAGCCACAAACGAAACGCATTCCCCGTTAAGGTACTTCCATGTGTCAGCTACACTGTCAGGTGCTGCATTACGCCACTCGGCGGGGTAGTCATCGCCCTTACCTACACCTGTTGTATCGTTGGAGCCTCCGTTTTTGTTACCACCGTTTCCCTCACCCTCATTATTCTCAGAGGCTTTTGTGATGGAGTTCCTCAGTGACATTTCCCCAAATAGCCCCCCGTTAAAGAACTGAAGCTTACCATTACCTGGTGTTTCTGGTGTCAAGGGGTCCAACCAAGAGTTCCAATGCCGGAACCTATCCACTGAATGAGGTAGCCCACGGGTCACGCCAAGTGTCGTTGTGTATCCTGACGTTAGGTTGAACTCGTGTGTCACAGATTCAATGTAATAGTCCGTTTGAACCGGGGCATTGTTACCTGTTTTGGCCGAACCATTGTCCTTACGGATGAGCACCTTACCGACACGATAGTCAGGGTTACCCAGTACCCGAATCTCTCCTGATACGAAACTAGGGTTGTCCCCGTACCAGTTGGCCAGCATAACAGAGTACTTCTTCAAACGACTAGCATTGTTGTTTGTGTCCGCATCTTCCTGGCTTGAGTCCTTCGTTTTAGCCGTATCCTTTTTCGGGGTATCTTTTGTGTCAGACTTTTTACTACTCATAGGGAACATCGCGTAGTACGCTGCGGCGATACCTGCAATGATTCGGTCTTCTGTCTTCGTTGTGGAGTACTGGTGGACACCGTTGTTGTTGAATAAGCTGTGCAACGTTGTTTGTCCCTGATTGAAGTAATCATGTTGGATAAACGTTGCCCCATTAATGATTCCTTCACGGTCAGAACTATTGGAGTACTTGAACCCATTGTCAGGGTTCGTGTCAAAGGCACCTATACCGAAGTAGTTGTGGGACTGTCCAATAGCTGAGTTTCCCCATGCAGATTCGTTCGCTGCAAACCCTAGGAGGATAACTGGATTCAACCCTGTTTTTTTACCTGCTTCGATGAAGTTCTTACCGGTACCATTAAGGCGCGCTGTAGGGTTGGATTTCTTGATGAACGCATCCAAGTGTGCCGCTGTTACATTGTCGCTCCCTTTGGATGTCCATGCCATGGTAGCATTGGCGATATCATCAATGTCCGCCGATGTAATAGCCTTTCCCCCACCAGTTGCAGTAGAAGCGTCGCTAGAACCCCCAGCGGTGGACCCTTGACTGAACATGAAGATATAAGGGTTATTCACTTGTAACATTGAATACCCATAACGGTCAGATAGGTCGGGGAAGTAAACTGGGAAGGATAGGAGCTTGCTGAGGTTGTCTACTATAACATTACTTGGCATGGTTGAAATGAAGATTGAATAGGTTTCACTATTGCTCGTGCCCGTTGTCTCCTCAACAACGTCCGTTGATAGGAGCTCCACACCCTCACCATATAGGTTGTTCCAATCACCAGGCTCGAACGGTGTACGGCGCATTATCATGTCCATTTTCCCGTCCTTTGTGTAGTCCGCGTAGAACTCATTGTAGGGCTTGGCTTGTGTATCGGTGATGAACTGCCTCAAACTTCCCTCGTAAGACATTAAGGGCGTCACATCCATCAGGTATTCATCAGGCCAGCTACTCAAATGCCACTCCATGAAATCCGTCAGGTTCTTCTGACCGTTCTCATAGAAGTACTTCGTGTGAGCCTTTAGGAACCAGTTAAGAATCTGTTCTGCAACCTCGGAGGCCTTCTTACCGGCAAAGGCAAGTCCCTGTGAACCAGGAACAGAAACAGAGCCATCGGTGTTCACCGGAGCACTTGTGTCGGGTTTTTTCTTAAAAGTGTAAACAGTTTCACTAAGTTGGTTACCAAAGGCCTTCACCTTGGTTGGGGGAAGATTGACAAACACTGTCGGTGCCTTACCAAGTACCGTATTTCGGGACACTAGGGCCATTGTGTTTTGGTCCTTACCTAGGTGGTACGCAACCCTAGCCACACCATAACCCTCAACGAATATATAGCTACCAATAGGATAGTCTGTGTTGGTGGCCACGATTAGGTCATCATCCTTAGCTCCCTTAAAGAACTTAGAGGCTTGGAAGGCACTTACAAAGACACCTGACTTTTTACCATCGGATTCCTTCTTTAGGGCATCGACACTCTTTCCAGCCCCTGTTTCATTGTCAGAATCAGAACCGTCTAGGTATGAGTCAGCTGATTGTAACCCACCAGCCCCAATTAGCCATCCTGTCGTGCCCAACATACTAGCAACTTCTTGAATAGTCCCCAGCTTGAGTTGCATAAGGGCCTTCATCATACTATTACCAGTAATCTGATAGACCACAGTAGAGCTATCGTACTGCCCGATACGTTTCACACCAGAAATCATACCCACCATAATGACGTCGTTCTTGACTACCCTTGGCATACCGGGGTGAACTTTGATGATGATAATATCATTAGGGGATAAGATACGGTCGAAGCGTTCGGAACCTGCTGCGTTAAGGTTGAATGTTCCACTATCGTCATTCATGTCATTAGTCGTCGTGAAGCTAATGATGGAAGCCGATAGATTACCCTTATTAAGCACATTATTGTTATCCGTCTTTTCCTCATCGGTATTATAACGGAGGTTGAATGTGTTGTTGTCAGTTATAAACGTTATGTCTATAGTAGGTTTTCTGTTATACGCTTGTTTAACGGTCATAGCACCCACCTTTCTTTATCTATTGTAGCATGTGTAGGGCCACTATTGACCCATTCAGGTGGATAATATACAGCACAAAAAAAGAGAGCCTAAACTCTCCTTGTTTCGTTTGCCTGCGTGACACCGTTGAACAAGTTAGACAACACACCTTGTGCTGAGACCTCTACTTGTGACATGTCGGCCACAGAGCCAGTATGGTTGATTGTTCCTGAGATAACCACTTGGGTTTGTCCCCCGTTTGTGGCACCAGCAGAACCATAAGCACCTGTGTTCTTTAAGCTCTCAAATGGACTCGTTGAACTATCCGAGCTAACATCAGAGCCAGAAGAGTTAAGTGGGTTACTGTTTCCCTTCTTGTCTACCACACGTCCGTACTCATTCACAAACTTTCCATCCTCTTTGATATTCTTGGCACGTTGTTGCTCCGTTTGGAGCTTCTTGTTGGTGAGGCTTTCGTCATCCTTCTTCTGTGAAGCTTCGGAACCAAACATACCACCGATTGTAGACCCGAGCCAGTTACCAGCTGTTGCACCAATAGCTGTTCCCAACGGTCCCCCAAGGAATGTTCCAGCAATTCCACCTGCTACGGTACCAATACCACCACCGATGTCGGTTGATTTTTGCTTACTAGAAGCGCCTCCCATGAAGTCTCCTGCAATCTGTCCAGCTGATAATACTGCAGGCAGGAATGGAACGGCCTTACCAAGTACGTTTGTGGCCTTTCCCATGAACCCTGCACCTGCTCTTAGCGCGTTAGACCCACCAATGAAGCTAGTGGCCATCTCGGCACCCTTAGCCAGTACCCCAGAACCCTTAGCTAGTCCAGCTGTAGCCATTACACCTGGTGCTGAGTTGAGTATCTTAGAACCTAGGGAACTATTCTTAGCCTTACTGAGGAGACCTGTTCCACCTGCCTTCAGAGTGCTAAAGAATCCTCCGCCTGTACCACCGCCAGTTACACCATTACGGATAGCATTGCTAAGGCCCGTTGATAGGGCAATCTTACCTAGGGCACCAGCTGCACCAAGTGCTGCACCGCCAAGGAGGGTAATCGTAGCAGAACCTCCCGTAGTAACTTTCATCATAGAGGTAAGTTCCCTGGTTAGGTTCCCTACTGTTGTCGCTGCTTTCTCGAACGCTGCGTTACCCTTATCATAGGTTGCATCTGAAGACCCTTGTTGCATCTTCTTTGCCTCATCAGCGGTGATAGCCCCTGATTGTTGCATTGCCTTGATAGCACCCTTTGTATCGAGTCCATCTAACTTACCTGACTTCACTAGTCCTTGGATACTTTGTGCTGTCTCAGTCGTAATGTTAGTACCAAAGTTAGAATTAATGGAACTAGCCATGTAAGACGCAGAGCGTGGGCCTCCCATTATGCTACTAAAGTTAGTTATAGCCTTCAGGTTGGTTCCATCAAGTCCCTTCTGCGTTTGGTCAATAATATTGGCATAACCTTGGTAACTTCCGCCGTACTTCGTAGGGTCACTATTCCTGAGGGCTAATTGCATGAACTGGCTGTTAGCACCCTGTCCAATAATGGAGCTATTCATTTGGTTCATGAAGTTGGCACCATTTTGGCCAAGCAGTCCACTGTTTCCGGTAGAACCAAGAGCACTTTGCATCGCTACTTGTCCGTTCATGCCGTCTCCTGTTACTTGTCCGCCACGAAGTCCAGCATAGGTACCTAAAATGCTACTCAATTGGGTAGCCTGACCGTTGGCTCTGCTAGTTAACCCAGCTTGTTTCAATGCCCCATAGAAGGTATCTTGCACCCCTTTAAGGTCCTTTGCATCTCCATTAGAATTGGCCACGACGGATGTCAACGCATTGGACTGGTCAACGGTCATACCAGTTGTCTTTGCAAACATACCGGTGTTGATTCCTGCTTGAGCCATATCACTTGCATTTGTGTATCCTGCTCCGGACATATAAGAGGCCTCTGAACTGAGCATGTCGGAACCACTAAGTCCATATTGCATACCTGCACGTTGGGCTGCTAGTTGAGCTACACGGGAGTTGTAGGTCCCATTATTAGCTCCCATAGCTCGTGTGATGGGTTGGTTCTGTCCAATGATACCATTACCAACCATACCCAGACCAAAGGCAGAGGCTGCTCCTCCATACACAATACCATTAGCTATCCTTTGGGAACGGTTGTAAATCATGCCACTGAGCCCACTAGAGGGTGCATACTTAGCGTCGGGACTATTTAGCGACTTTTCTAGCTTATCATAGTTCTGCTTGACACTGTTCAGTCTCTTCGTGTACTTATCAATGCTATCGTTTTGAGTCTTCAAAAGGTCACGCTGGTGGACTAGTTCTTGAATAGTGTTCTTTTCAGCAGTGGTAAGCTCCCTATTCTTCCCATTATCTGTAACTCTTTTAATATCCCCATACATACTATCACGGAGTGAGTTATTGGTATCCTTTTTATACTTAAGGTCATTGATACGACCATCAGTGGAACTGAACCGTCCATTGTCCGTCAGGATGTTACGTGCTGAGTCCAGGTTATTGTTTGCTGTGATTCGTTCCCCAGAGGAAATAAACCCACCCGATTGGATACGTGTTTGAATCCTTCGGTTACTTTGGATGACACTACGGTTAGCAGTACCACCATCACGAGTAAGTTCGTTGTACTCGTTGCGCATAGCACGTAACTGTGTACGGGAATCCTCTCGTTGCCTAGCAAAGGTTTCAGGTTCATTAAGCCTACCTTGGTAGAAACTTGGTGTTCCTCCTAGGACACGAGATTCTGTTGTTGTAACCCCCGTACTGGTTCTTCTTTGTGCTACACTGGAGGCTACGTTACTAGTCGTGATAAGGCTATCAAGCGCCTGTTGTTGTCTTGCACGGGAGGATTTTGTCCCTCCAGCAGAAACACTACCATTGGCCAGAGTGGTAGCTTCCCTGTTTAGGGCAACTAGGGCCTGTCGTAGTTGCTCAGCTTTCTGAATGTTTCGGTCGAAAGCGGACAGGTTATTCTCCAGTGAGCTTGTGTAGTTAGCACTATCTGAGATACCCTCTAGTTGCTTATTTAGATTAGTAAGCACGGACTTTAATTGGGCGTCCTTACCTTCCATTTCAATTACAATTTTTTCAGACATTATAGTCCCCTTTAGATGGTGTCTATGTCCTCATCGTCAGGTACATAGGATAGGTTACTCTTTTCGGTACCGAAACTTTGCTCTTCTTCTGGCATTGACTGAGCCTTAATCCTAGCTGATTCAAGAGCCTTTGCAAAGGCGTCTTCTTGTTCCTTAGATGTCGTCCCCGTAATACGGCTGATTTCTTCCATAACCTTTTCGTTATCAGTAGCCTTATCCAGTTCAAGGTCATCTGTCCAGTTGAACTCTTCATCCTCTGCAAAGCTGTCTTCTTTGATGCCGTTTTGGGCCATGTATAGTTCCTTCTCATCCCGCTGGATAGAATAAAGCATGAACTCAAGTTGCTCAGATGTCATATTGTAGAAGTCTGGAGAGGCTGGTGTCAAATGGAAGGCCTTCATAATCTTAAAGAGGTTTCTAGCGTAAGGTTCACGAACAATTGCGTTCATTCCCCCTGATTTCTTGATGGATGTTCTTAGCTTATCCTCGAAATCGGTCCATCCACACTAACACATCGTCTGCAATTGCTAGTGTAACATCCTCACGTGAGTAACCATCTACAGAGAAGTAATCCTTCATTTCTGCAATTTCTTTGCCTGAATCATCAGTAACGAACACGGTTGTTTCTTGTCCTGATTCTTGGATTAGGAACAAAGTTTCATAGTACCTATTTGTGTAACCACTTTGTTGTGTCCCCAATAATATATCTGAGCGTAAGGCTTCAATCTTGGCCCTGGTGCGGACGTTAGGGAATTTAACTACAAGATGAATAGCTAGGTTGAGCTCCCTAAAGGTGTAATCCTTTTTAAAAGTATCGTTTCGTCCAACGATAACCATGTCAATTGTGTTGTTACGTTGGGCTTGAATTTCATCTGCCATTTTGTTGGCCTCCTATTTTATGTACTTTTTGTGGCTTTGCTACGCTCCGCCAGGCGCACCTAAAGGCGCTGTGATTTCCAAAAGAGGAAATAACACCCCCTCACGGTACGTTCATTTATTACCTTAGCTTATTTACCTTAGGTATTAACAATATAAGGTCCTAATTAATAAGATGCGGGAAAAGACAATAGTGCTTTAGCACTGTTGGCTTTGAGGGCATGAAGACGGAACGCAGTGAAGTCACCATCTGGTGAAAAGCTAGGAAGAGACGTCTTTTAGGTTACCACAAAACTAGAGAGTTTACCCTAGGAATACGACTAACAACCCCGTGTTAGAAGTGTGGGTAAACATCACTACACTAGGTAGTTATCAGTTTCAAACGGTATTACGACCTGTCCTTACCTTAACTGACACCCATCAGGCTTTACGATTGGCTACCCATAAGCGGTTTACATTCACCATGAATACGCTCAGAACTCTCACCAATCGAACTACGTCCTAACCTCCATTCCAGAGGCGCCACAGCTCGTAACTTCTATGGCCCAGTATTTTCATTTTTCTAACTCGAAAACACCAAAAATTATGTTGTACTCATTCCGTTCAGTACTAAGAACACTCACCCAGAATTTTCCACGCGTCTTATGACCAAGGACAGGAAGGGGCTTCCTGTGCATAACTTTTAAATTACTAACAGTTTAACACAGATTTTCCAACTTGTCAACACCTATTGTACCATAAAAAGGTCTCACCTTAACCCATGCAACAAAAAAAGGCCCCAATATTGGGACCTTCAAGGTTATATATTAGGCGTTTCCCATTGTCAAGAATGTGAATTGGGCCGTTGTTGCAGAGAACTCGTTAGCACGAATTTCTGATTGGTAGCTAACGACGGAGCATCCTTGGTAGGCTTCCAAAATGCTTCCATCGGTAACATCTGTTACCAAGATTGAGAAGATTGGTAGTTTCAAGACTTCTTCACCCAAAGGTGCAAGTCCAAGCTTTGCCAATTCGTCCTTACGAACGCGCATACGGTTCATTGTTAATGTACCTGTATACTTCAGGTAGTCATGTTCTTGGGGCATGATGCTACCAATTTCGTAGACACCTTCAGTTCCGAACTCACGTTGAGCTGATAGTGACTGTGCACGCCCAACTTCAATACCATTAATTCGGATGCTGACTGTGTTACCTGAGTGTACTGTTTGTGAATTTAAATCAGCCATTTGTTAGTATCTCCCTTCTTAAGCCGTTTGGTTAACAGTTTGATAGTTCATGGTAGCAATAATCTTTTTGATACCACGAGCAGGATATACTGTAAACGTTACGTTAACGGTGTCCCCTAATAGGGAAGCCACGATGTCAGTTGCGTCATAATCATTAATGATTCCCGCATTCTTCTTAACTAACAAGAAGGTAGATACAGCAGTCTTAATATCTGTAGCGGTTGTGGCCGTGCTACGTGTTCCAATGAATGTGTTATCCAACTCAGCACGAAGGTCATTGACCAAGAAGTCAGTTTCTTCACCTAAGGAGATTGTTGAACCAACGGGGTCGTTGTCATTGTTCAACGTAGTAGGGTCACTTGTGAATCGGAATGAGGCTGAACCTAAGTTACGAACCTTTTCCACTGCGATGACACCTGATGTGTACAAGTTTTCTAGTTCATCTGAACCGTAACTACGAAGTGATTGTAAGATGCGCAACTGCTTGTACGTCAAGGGTGTACCAACTGGCAACCCTGATAGGATTCCTACAACGAAAGCTGTGGCGATATAAGCAGGCATCTTGTATTGACGCCCATCACCCATCTTAACCAAGAAATCATCACCCAATAGAGATACACGGGGTGAGTACAAAGCTGCTTTACGTGCCAACGTGAATTGGAGAGTTTCCCCCAATTGTCCACCGACAACAGCCCGTAGTGGGTAACCTGATGTAGACAATTCTGTAACCACAGCAGATAGTTCCGCATGGATTGATTGGCTTGGTGTAACAGGTACCACGTAGTAGGCAAATGGGATGTCTGCTGTACGTAGGGCGTCAAAGTAGTTAGACCAAGTTGTTGGGACTGTACCGTTAGACCCACCAGATAGGGGTGTAAGGGTAAAATTAGTTAATGAAGCCATTTATTTTTTCCTTTCTACTTGGTGTGTATTAAGCGGTGAACTTAGCAGTTACAAGGCCGGAGTATTGTAGTTGATTTACTAGGTCCGCTGACAAGGCTGTCAAGTTGGCTGCTTTATCCTTAGTAACCGCTGTTTCAGTCAATGGTTCCAATTTTGACAAGTCGATGTTCTTGTCCCCGTAAGGGAGAACCAAGGCTTGGAAGTCGGCCAATCGACTGATTTGGCTAACAAGTGCAGGAACTGACAATGAGTCATTTAAGGCAAATGTTGCCACAGGAACAGCGGTAGGTTGGTCGTTTCCGGCCTTCAAAGTAAGCACACTGTCCGCAACTGTTACTGAAGTGTAAGCCTTTGTAGACGCTGGAGATTGTTGGATGTCGATAATACGGCCAACATTGTCGTATACTTCTGTAGCTTGTGTTGCTGAGTCATAAGCTGTGAACTTGTGTGAACCAGGTAAGGTTCCGTCTTCTAATGAGATAGAAACGTTATTTCCACCTGCACCATATTGGTAAGATGAGAACGTCAAGTCACCCTTTGTGATAACAGATTGTGTAGCTGTGTCAACACGCATTGCATAGATAACACCTGCTCCTTGAAGAGTAGATGATGGTCGCCATGCTACTTCGATGAAGTCCAATAGTTCTCCACCCTTGAAGATTGCCTTAGCTTGTGCAAAGGAAGTCAACTTGTAGAACTCATTTGGTTGGCCACCGAGGGCTGAACCATAGACAACAACGGCCTTTTGTGATTCTGAGCTGTTAGCACCAATAGCTGTACTATCAACAATCACCTTTGTGTGAGGGCGGTTACGGTTGTCGTTAGGATAAATATCTAATGTCATTTTGTATAGCCTTTCCTGTTTTAGTTAACGTTTTTTAAGGTTCTGTCGAAAGTCCACCAGGACCCTCTTTAGATTCTGAACATTTTTACTGTTCATCGAGTAGTCCACGGTGAAGGTAAAGTCCAGTTCCCGACCAAAGGTAATCTTTGGTGTTCCGGGAACTGCATCCTCAAGAGGTACTGGGGCGGAGTAACTAACAGAACCTAGGTTGTACTTTGTGAAGGACTCGGAGTCGGAACGCATCAGGACCACAACGGCTTTCAGTAGGGCGTCGATAGCTCGGATATCATCCAAGTTCTTGGAGATGATGAGCACTGTAGCAGTTTCCTGTAGCTGGTACCCTCTGGCCATACCCTTCTTATCGGGTTCACCTAAGGGAGCGTAGTTCACATACAAGTGGTCCTCTCCAGAATTTACACGAGAGACTAATCCCTCGTCTAGGTTCCGAATAAAGACCGTTGTGCCTGATACCTCTAAGCTATCCTTTGCATAAGCAAAGTCAGGGATAACAATTGTGTCAGTGTCAGGGGCGTTTGATAGTTCAAAGCGTAGAGTATTATAGTTCTCTACTTGAACCACTGCACGCTCCCTTACGACTTCACCATCATCCGTTGTGTATCCACCAGAGGCCATTCCAATGCTACCAGAAGTTTCTTCAGCAGAACCCATACCAACTAGAATGAAGGTATCGGATGTTACGATGTCCTCTGGGTAGTTCGTTAGAACAGGGATACCTTTACCATCCTTTGTCCTATCTGTAGAGTTGTATTTGTCCGCGTATTTATTGATAAACGCTTTAGATACGTCAGGCTCCAACCCTTCAAGTACTTCGTTTATAATATAGCTGTTCGACAAGAGTGCTTTGGTCTTCTCCTCAATCTCTGTCCTTACATAGTTTACTAAACTGGGTATCATCCGTCTGCTCCTTGCTTGATTCGTTGTCTAATAAGTACCCCGACCTCGTGTTGCAATGTGAG